TGCTAACAGTCTTGATGATGGCTACTCTGAAAACCCTGGTCAGCATAAGTGTGGGCACGTTATCCAACGTGATGATGGCAACTTTGCTATCCAACCTAACAACCGTATCTTTGCTTTAGAGCCTTCTTTTACTACTAAGCCTGGCAAACCTGTCATACATCGCCTTATCAATACCTACAAGTGGGACGTTGAAGATGCTGCCAAGTGGGTAACAGAAGATTCAGATGCTTATCATTATGAAATAAATAAACCCGAAGGAGTATAAGTGGCTGGTCGTGATATTACAGAAGGTCGCGGTTCTAATGTTGCAAACGTTGGTTATGCTATCGCTGTTGATGTTGGTGTGCTATCTAGCGCATCTATCTGGCAGAACACTGACATTGCATTTGATGTCGCCCTTGGTGGCATGCCGTTTATCTATGCTATTAGTGATACAAAACCTTACATACGCCAGACTGCCCCATATAGAAAAGAACAGTTTGATAACCAGACAGAACCTGGTGAGCAATCGCTCACTGGTTGGTTGCTTCGTAGCCAGTCTTCCTTTCACGAGGGGGCTGGCATTACTTTTTATGACCCTGCGCTTATCCCAGGGGAGGGCACATCCCGTTTTGCAGATAGCCAAGGCGTAGATGTATGGACAGAAGGACAAGTAACCCTTCTCAATGACACTCTAGAAGTCTATTCGACTAGCAATACTCCTGCAGTTATAGGCACAAATGATGGCACTAATGATTGTATTGTATTTAGTGACGGTGTTGCCCTTAAGAAGATTACTATGTCAGGTGATACTGCAACTACCAGCACATACACTATATCTCCAGCGCAGACTACTGATACTTTTGTAAGCATAACTACAGATGGAACTAGATACTTTGCTGCTTGCAGTAGCGGTATCTATGTCGGTGCTACCAGTGCTACTACATCTAGCGGAGTTATTAACGCAGTAGGTACTAACAATGTCATTGTAAAGTTTGCCAAGCAACGCTTGATGGCTGGTGTAGCAAATGGTATCTATGAACTTAACCCTAATACAACTCCTTCTACTACTCTTCCAGGCACAGCGCTACCTACTGTTACCTTTACTCATCCTTCTAGTACCTGGATATGGACCAGTATCTGTGAAGGACCTAATGCTATCTATTACGCTGGCAAAAATCGTAATAACAGTTCTATATTTAAGATTGGTTTGACCACAGGGACAACTGCTCTAGGTTTTCCTAATCTTGCTACACCTACTGAGATATCACAGTTTCCCGTAACCGAGATAGTCAATGCCATAGATGTATACCTTGGTACCTATATGGTTATCTGTACAACTAAAGGTGTCCGAGTCGCAGCAATCCAAGATGATGGCAGTATTAAGTATGGTCCGATAATTATAGAAGGTAACTTCAAAGGCGTAGCATTCAGGGATAGGTTTGCTTATATATCAGGTCTTGTTGATGGTGAGGCAGGGGCATATCGGATAGATTTATCATTTGATTTAGGTACATTGCAGTTTGCATTCGCATCAGACTTAGTAGCAGCAGGTGCTACATCTAGCGCCATGAGTATAGCCTTCTTAGGTGACAGCGACAGAGTTGCTTTAGCAGTGGCAAGTGATGGTATCTGGCTAGAGAAAGACGGAACCAGAGTAACAAGTGGCTATCTACAGACAGGCTTTATCAGATACAACATGCTGGAGCCAAAGAATTACAAACGCTTGATAGGTCGTGGAGATTTTACCAAAGGCTCTGTCACCCTTAATACAGTAGATGCAGACGGAACAGAATATGACGTAGTCACATACGACTCAGCAGTCCCATCGGTAGAGGTAGCAACTACTCAGCCAGCAGGAGCACAAGAATTTTTAGCCTACAAATTCACCCTGACCAGAGATGCAACAGACAGCACTCTTTCCCCTATCTTCAAGGGGTATCAGGCAAAGGCTACTATTGCTACTCCGCGTCAAAGGGTAATTAAGTTTCCTGTCTTTTGTTTTGATGTAGAGACAGATAAGTACAATGTAATGGTTGGCTATGAAGGCCGTGCTAATGACCGTATCTCAGAACTAGAAGCCATAGAAGAGAATGGTGACATTGTTACTTGGCAGGATTTACAGACTGGCGAAAGCCGTCAGGTTGTAATAGAACAAATCACCTTCACTCGGATGACTCCACCAGATAGAGGATTTTCTGGCTATGGCGGAACGATTGACATACTTGTAAGGACTGTGTAATGACACCTACTGAATGGGCTGGCCTAGCCGTAGCCGTATTAACTTTAGTTGCTGGATTTGCTGGCGCTGTGCGCTGGATGGTCAAGCATTATCTATATGAATTGCGCCCCAATGGTGGCTCAAGTGTCAAAGATAAAGTTGATTTATTAGAAACTAAAGTGGAGTTATTAACTGACCTAGTAAAGGAAGCGCTAAGACGATGAGTATATACAGACCACAAGACAATCCGATAGAACCAATAGTACCTATCCTTCCTGACTGGGAAGACGATGAAGAAGACATCTGATGAAACCTGTAGCCAAAGTAGCGTCACCTGCTGCTATTGCTGTGCTCCGTCAGGCGACAGCGTTGTATCCGAAGCGCAAGAAACTGTCAGACGGATTGTTACCTTCGTTAGCGCATCAGAAAGCCAGCCCGAATTCGGACCACAATACTGGGCTAGCAGTAGATTTGACCCACGACCCTGAGAGCGGTATTGATTGTGCTGTCATTTTTGAGAAACTTAAAGAAGATGAACGAGTGGATTACCTCATATACAATAAAAAAATTTGGTCAAGAGCCAGACGCAAAGAAGGCAATAGGAAGTACACAGGTAGTAATCCTCACGTTAAGCATCTACATATTTCTATTAACGCTACTCACCGTAGCGACACTAGCCCCTGGTTCTGGTGGCTGAATCAACCTAAAGTTGTGAATCAGATTGTGGCTGGTCTCCAGCCTCAACCTAAAAAGAAGGTAGCAAAAGTAACCCCTGTGGTAGTACTCTGTACCTGCTGTAAGATTCACAATACGAAACGAAAGGCAATCTAATGGAACAACTAAAGCAAGTATCGCTGACTTGGTTCCGTGCCGCAGCAGCCGCTGCCATCGCACTCTACCTAGCAGGAGAAACTAACCTTAAGGTTCTAGGGACAGCAGCACTTGCTGGCCTTCTTGGACCAGTACTTAAGTGGTTAGACCCATCCGCAAAAGAGTTCGGCAGAGGTGCTGAATAGCCTTTTAAAGGCCCTGTAAGGCGATTACAGACACGAATAGACCCCCTACCTTAATTGGATAGGGGGTCTATTTTGCTTTCTATCAGCCTTCCCCTGGCTGGAAAGAAAACATTTTAGTTGCTTCTATTAAATCTACCACCTTTACAAGGTAGCCTTTGGATAGGTTTGGTGGTATCTGGCAGGTTATATCCTTGCCGTAGTTCTGGACTGCAAACTGTAGCATTTGAGTAGGTATCATTAATACTGTTGTTTTTAATACAAACGCCCAATACTCTGCCTCTGTTACTGCTAGTCCACTAGGTGCCCATTCATTTTTTTTAGTAAAGAAACAGGCGGTCTCTATATAGACATTCCCTGTGTCTTGCCATTTCCTATCCCGTTTAACTTCTACTCGTTTTCCTTTGGTAAGGAGTTGTTCTACTAGTTCTTCTCCTTGCCTACCAAAAGAAAAATCTAAATCAAAAGAAGATTTATTTGTCATTTCTATCCTTGATTAAATACTCTATGGCTTTGAGTAATAGTATTGGGTTGTCCTCAAAAAAACCTATTCCTCTGTTATGTATAGAACAAAGTAGTCCGCGTACATTTCCTGTTGTGTGGTTATGGTCTATATCTAATGCTCGTTTTGGTTCTGGTTTTCTACCACATATATAACAACCACCGCCTTGTTCTTCAAGGATACGGTTATAGTCTGGAACATCAATTCCATATCTACGTATCCGTGAGATACGCTGCTCATCATATGTTTTATTTTTTGTTCTAGGCAAGGTTGAGTTCTACTATCATTCATCATCCAGACTAAACCCATAATGTTTTTTAAATAACTTACCAAACTCTATAGATATCCAAGCAGGACCTATATCTAAATCAAACCCATATCTAGTTATAGTAAATCCAAGTGCAAACCTGACTGAATATCCCATATGTAATGAAGTATTCTTTGTTAAGTCACGTCCATAATATGGCATTGTTATCCTCCTGTTACATAGAAGCCTGTGCCTTTGAAGTGCACTGGCGTTGATGTCCATAGTCTAGCCATCATCTCTCCACAAAGATGACAGGCTGGCGGTATGTTCTCTGTGTGTTCTGTCAATGCACCGCAAGCCTTGCATTGAAAATCATAAAGTGGCAATGCCGTCATCCTCTCCTGATGGGGTAGGCAGAGTTACCATACTGCCACAACTAGCGCACTCTCCGTCTGTAAAATAAAACGCTATCTCCCCATCTACAAATCCACCTAACATAATAAAGACATCACATCCACAGGCACATACCTCTGTCGGCTCACCACGCAAGTCCATAGCCTTGCTGTAGTCCTTGATATGAAGTAGTTCTCTAATGTGTTTCGGTTGGCTCATCTTCATTTTCCTCCACAGTAGGAGAATCATTGTCTGAAAATGGACGCCATCCACCTAGATTTCTGATTAGAGAGTTGACTGCACGTTGAACTTTCATCCGTGCTCCGTTGGGGGTTGTGTCTAAATCACCTGCGATAACTGACCATTCGCTGTTTTCTGTGCTGAACCTGACCCTGAGTACATTCTGTTTAGCCTCTGTCAGTTTGTAGAAGGCTGCTGCTATGTCTGACCGCAGCACTAGCCAGTTCTTGCCGTCATTGTTGGCTTCTGTTTTATTAAACTTGAAATTCAAATCTTGTATCTTAGTTGGTACCTCATAGGATTCTGAGATAATACTAGGTAGGAATGCTTCTATAACTGTGGCATCGTAGTAATATAAATCTAATATCTCATACCCAACAGTCTTGGCTTTTTCCTTTTCGCAATATGTAATTGCTGCATTGCGTAGGGATTTGGCTATCAACTTGTCTTTATCTTTACGGTCTAACGCAGACCACTCGGCGTACTTTCTAGAATGGGTCAGGAACCAGAGCCATAACACCTGCCGTATATCTAACACCTCAAGCATTGGATACCTGCGGTGGTACTCGACTGCAAGTGACGCTACTAAAGCGTCATATTCAGTTATGTACTCCTGTGCCATTCAAGCCTTCCCAAAAACCTCTTTGTACCATTAGTCCTATTATGGCATAGTTTGCTAGGTCAAGCAGGGTATCCTCTATTGGTTCGTAGTTGGGCGTGTTGCCGTTGTGGTTGTAGTGGAGGTTCTCTAGCCGTGTCATCTTGTCGTGCATCCTGACTATCAGCCCATTCATTGCCCCACCTGGGGCATTGGCTATATTTAAGGGGCCGTAGTCTTGATGCTTGCGTATCATAATTACTTTTAGTTCTAGCAAGATGTCTTCTAAATGCTTATTGTCCTTCATCAAGTATCCCTTTTAGATTATTGTCTAATTTTTGCATTGCTTCCATAACCATTACTTCTTCCATTACTTCTTTGCCTTGGCCTTCTGCTGCTCCGACTAGGACTGTGGCTAGTAGGCTAAGTAGGGTTTTGGATTGAGTCACATCTTCACCTAAGGCTACATAGATATCTCGTAGCGCTGCAAGAATATCTATGCCTTTGGTATCTGATATGGGTAGCCCCATAAGCATAGGGTTATCTCTAATGTAATCCCATACATCTACTTCGTCATCATACGAAGCACTTTCTGATTCTTTCATCTAACCACGCAGCCCCTTCTTGTAAGACGATGCTGTTGACATCGTGCCCTTCGGGCATCTGAACAATATTAAC